AAACCGCAGCTTTTGCCGGGGTAACAGTTCCCGACGAGATTGAAGTTTCCTTTGACTTTGGCGTACTCAAGCAACACCCAATGCTGCTTAAGCTGGACGTTGGCGCAAGCTCCTACTACAGCGAAATTGCCTCAATTCAGACCCTTGATAATCTGCTCCAGCAGAACCGAATTGATACCCTCCAGTACCTTAAGCGCATACCCGATGGTTACATTCCTGCCCGTAGAGCTTTGATAGAAGAGCTTGAACGGCAGCAAGCCCAAATGCAAATGATGCAGATGCAAGCCCTCCCCCCTGCCGGTCAACCCGGAGGCGGAGGCGGTATGCCGACAACAACAGATGTTGGCGCAAAACCTGAGATTCCCACGGGCGGAGGGTTTAGCGATTTGCAACGCAAAGTGTTAGAAACCGGGGACACCCGGGGCATGATATAAGGAGTTTTTATGAACTGGAAAAACATTCTTGAAAGAGCCGCTTGGACTTTCGTTGAGGGTTTTCTTGGCGGCCTCACTTTTTCTCTGGAGATGGACAAGACTGCAATCCTTGCAGCTGTGATGGCCGGACTCTCCATGCTCAAGACTTTCATTCTGGAAGTCGCAAAGGCAAAGGCCAAGCCTTAACCCCCACGTAAGCGCAGAGCTTAAAACCACAGGCTTTGCGCTTCCACAAAGTTAATAATTTCTAAATCCGCCGACCATAGCGGAGAAAGGATTTTTATATGGACAAAGAAAATCTTGCAGAAACCTTTGAGGAAACCGACGTTGCAGAGGTGACGACTGACGCAACCGACAACGCAATCGACGACGATTGGTACAGCGACGGCTTTGCCGAGAGGCCCGAAAGCGAGGAACCCGAACAGGAAGACGCAGACAACGCCGACGACTCCCCCGAAGCAGACCAGCCCGAGGACGAGCCTGCCGACGATACCGATACTACCGGCGACGATGCCGACACCCCCGAAGACAACGAGCAGCCCACCGAAGACCAGCCCGAGACACAGGCAGAGGAACCCGCAGACCAGCGCTTTACTCTCAAGCATCTGGGCGAGATTCGAGAGGTTAGCCGCGACGAGGTTATAGAACTTGCCCAAAAGGGCATGGACTACGACCGCAAGACCCAAAAACTGGGCGACCAAATAGCGGAATATGAAGAGTTCCTTACTGAGCTTGCACAGCCCACCGGCTTGTCAATCCCTCAACTCATGGACTCTGTCAGAGCGCACGTCCTCCAAGAGAACGAAAAAGCCGCAGGCCGCGAGATTACAGAAGCCGAAGCACTTCTGAGAGTCCAGCAGGCCAGAGCAGACAAAAAGAAAGCCGCAGAAGACGAGGCACAGGCCGAAGCACAGCGCGAACAGGCAGTTGCAGAACAGCGCCGCCATACCATGCTGTCCGACTTTGCCAATGCCAGACCCGATGTAAAGGCTACAGATATTCCCAAATCTGTTTGGGATGAAGCAGGCAGAACAGGCGACCTTATCGGTGCTTTTGCAAAGTACGAAAATGTTGCCCTCAGAAAAGAAAAGACGGAGTATGAACGCCGTATTTCCACTTTCGAGAAAAATGCCAAAAATGCTCAACGCAGCACCGGCAGCCGTAAGAGTGCCGGTAAAGCTACTGAACAGTCCGCTTTTGATGCCGCTTGGTATGACGGCACCTAATCCCATGTAAGTTTATGGGTTAAGTGCCTGTAATCAAGAAAGGACACTACATAACACATGGCAATTAACCTTATGCTCAAGTACGCCCAGAAGCTGGCGGAAAGATACAATATCCAGTCCAAGACCGACAACCATTGCGGTAAGGACTTTGAGTTCGTAGGCGTAAAGTCTCTGGAAATCCTGAGTGCCAAGACCTATGCCCCCAACCAGTACACCCGTAGCGGCAATGCCCGTTTCGGTGCAACTCAGGAAATCGAAGACACCAAGCAGACCCTTACCATGGAGAACGATATTTCCAACTCTCTGTCTATCGACGCCGGTAATGCAGAAGAGCAGTTCAACGTAAAGGCTGCAAACAAGATGCTCAAGGCCCAGTGGGACGAGGAATACGCCCCCTACATCGACAAGAAGCGTCTTGCAAACTGGGCAAGCGGCCACGGCCTGTCTGAGGGCTTTGCCATTCAGACCAATGAAACCCCTGCCGCTCTGACCAAGAACAACATTGTTGATGCAATCTTTGAGGCCAACGCCGCTCTCTCTGACGCAAAAGTCCCCACCACTAATCGAACCCTGTTCATTAGCGAGCGCGACTACACCAAGTTCAAGCTGGCTGATATGGTCATTGGCGGCGCACAGCTGAACGCAAAGGCTGTTGCACAGGGCTACAGAGGCACAATCGACGGCGTACATGTCGTTACTGTTCCCTCTTCTTACATGCCCGAAAACGTCGGCTTCATTCTGAAGCACAAGAACGCAACCGTTGACCCTGTCAAGCACAAGGTTCTGCGTCTGCACAAGAATCCTCCCGGCGTAGACGGCGACCTTATCGAAATCCGCGTTCTGTTCGACGCATTTGTCCTCGACCAGAAGTGCAAGGGCGTTTACGCCTACAAGACCGCTGCATAAGCAACGCAATAAAGCCCGGGAATCCCCCGGGCTTTTCTCAAAAGGAGAACAACAGGCATGACTAAAGCACAAGAAGTATTTGAAAAGTCCATGTCTCTTATGGATGAACTCAACGAATCTACAGGCGCGGCAGATACCAGCGATACCAAGGAATACAAAAACCGCACTGTAGCAATTCTTAACATATTAGGCGGGGAGCTTTACCGGTATTCCGACACTTGTGTCACCCTCATTCCCGGCAAGCGTCCCATTTTCCCCAGAATCAAGGCCATATCTGACGAAATAGACCTTGACGACTACATTTGCATTTCAGTAATGCCCTATGGGCTTGCCGCTCATTTGCTGATGCAAGAGGATCCAACGAGTGCGAACTTCTTCCAGCAACGTTATGAAGAACTCAAGAGCGACTTAATGAGCAGCCTGCCCACCGAGAGCGAGGACATAATCGACTGCTATGGCGGCATTGAGTATGGAGAATTTTCAAGGTGGTGAGTAAATGGCGAAGATAAGCGCCTCCACAAATGAAAAGGTATTCGCCATCAACGCATGGAGCGGACTGCACCAAACTCCCGACGGCGACACTAAGCTTAAGCTGGGTGAAGCGGCAGACATGAAGAACTTCCGCATTACCCGTGACGGCAATTTACAGAAGCGTCCGGGAACAAAAACCCTACTCAATCTTGCCGATAGCGGCAAACCTGTGAAAGGTTTCTGGACTGGCTTTGTGAGTGGCCATGAAGTGGTGCTTGCAGCCTGTGACGGAAAGCTTTTCAGCCTTTGGGACGAAAGCTCCGAGGCATGGGAAGCGGTTGAGCTTGGCGAAATAAACTGCGACAACAACGTGCATTTCTTTGGCTTCTCAAACATCGTCTACATGCTCAACGGAACTGAGTACAAGCAATGGGATGGCGTAGAACTCAAAGACGTTGAGGGCTACAGACCCCTTGTCAGAATTTCCGTCACCCCAGCCGGCGGCGGCGAAAACATGGAGGAAGTCAACAGACTTTGCGGACAGCGCCGTTTGTGGATTTCTCCAGACGGCGAAAAAGCAAGCTTCCCTCTCCCTGAGAAAAACATCTTGTCGCTTGACTATATCAAAGACTTTGCGACAGGAAACCATCTGGCATCCGACGCTTACACATGCGACCTTGCAGCGGGAACAGTTACATTTACCTCAATCCCCGAAAAAGGCGTTAACAGCTATGAAATTGGCTGGACTGTTGAAGCAGCCTTGAGGGAGCAAGTTACCAAGATGCGCTTCTCTGAGCTTTATAACTCAACACAGGATTCCAGAGTTTTCATTTACGGCGACGGAACACATAAGTGTCTTTACTCCGGTTTGGACTATGACGGTTTTCCTCGCGCTGACTATTTCCCGGATTTGTTCGAGATGGCCATTGGCGACAGCAACACCCCGATTACTGCGCTGATACGCCATTACTCAACACTGATTTGCTTCAAATCCCACAGCACATATAGCATTAGGTATGGCGAGATAACAAAGGAAGATGGTCTACTGACCGCCGCCTTTTATTCTACCCCTACCAACAGAAGCATTGGCAATTCAGCCCTTGGACAGGCACAGCTTGTCTTGAACTCTCCCCGTACTCTTTTCGGCGAGGACTGCTACGAATGGCGCAACAATAGCTCCTATTCATCAAACCTCACAGCCGACGAGAGACAGGCAAAACGAATCTCAGACAATGTCTATGCCACACTGAGAGCGTTTGACACCAAGAAGTGCATCTGTTTCGACGACAACGCAAGTCAAGAATACATCATTGCTTACAACGGCAACTGCCTTGTACACAACTACGCCGCTGATGCCTGGTACTACTACACCGGTATCAATGCCCAGTGTTTTGTAAGCTTCAAAAACAATCTGTATTTCGGCACAACTGACGGCAAAATCAAGCACATGCACTATGACTACAGAAACGACGACGGCGAGGCCATTATCGCTTACTGGGAATCCGGCTCAATGAGCTTTGGCGCTGACCATCTTAGAAAGTTCGCCGCAGTGCTTTGGCTTGGCGTTAAGCCCGAGGCCAACAGCGAGGTTTACATAACTGTGCAGACTGACAGAAAGTCAAGCTACACGGAGAAAGTCGTTACCTCCCGTCTGGCTTCATTCTATCCCGCCACATTTGCACACTGGAGTTTTGCAACGAAC